TTGTTGACGGTGTTGGAGTTGTTTCAAATACGAGCTTAACTGTTACGTTATTTATAGAAAAGTAGGAGTCAAGTATGGCTACCTCTTCAGGCACTACAGTTTTTGAAAAAACTTTTACTATTGATGAAATCATAGAAGAGTCATACGAAAGAATTGGTCTTATCAATAATACTGGTAACCAAATGAAAGCCGCTCGTCGCTCGCTGAACATTATGTTTCAAGAATGGAGCAACAGGGGTTTACATTATTGGGAAGTAGCATCAAATGATATTTCATTTGTAGCAGGTCAATCCGTTTATACAATTTATAGATCAGCATCTGATGGAACTTCAGATGGAGTATTTAGTTATTTAGATGGTGCAATTACTGCAGGACAAACTACAATTACATTAGATTCAGTTTGGCAGTTTCCAACATCAGGAACATTATTAATAGATTCTGAACAAATTACATATACTGGAACTAATACATCTTCTAATCAAATAACAGGTTGTACGCGTGGTGCAAATAGTACTACAGCTGCAACTCATGCTGATAATACTGCAGTTTATGATTATAATTCCATTACTTATGGACCAGATGATATTTATGAAGCATCATATAGAAATACACAACAAGTACCGGTTGTAGATTTTCCACTTACAAAAATAAGTAGATCAGTTTACAATTCTTTATCTTCTAAATATTCACAAGGTCAACCAACTCAATATTGGGTACAAAGATTTATAGATAAAATTACAATCACTTTATATTTAACACCAGGATCAGATCAGGTAAATAACGTAATGCATTATTACTATGCAAAAAGAATTCAAGATGTTGGAGCTTATACAAATATTACAAACGTTCCATATAGATTTGTTCCGTGTATGTGCGCAGGACTTTCTTATTATTTAGCAGTTAAATTTGCACCACAACGTGGACAAGAAATGAAATTATTATATGAGGATGAATTATTAAGAGCATTAGATAGTGATGGCTCTTCTTCAAGTTCATTCATTACACCTAAAACTTACTATCCGAGCGCATAATGGGAAATCTATCAAACGGAAAATATGCTTATATGATCTCAGACCGTTCTGGTCAGAGATTTCCATATCAAGAAATGTTACAAGAATGGAATGGATCATGGGTGCATATTTCTGAATATGAAAAAAAACATCCACAATTAGAACCAAAACCACATCAAGCTGATCCTGAAGGATTACAATATGCTCATCCTGATAGACAAGAGCCACCAGTAATTATTGAATTAACACCAAATCCTTTTACAACTATTAAGTATGCAGGTAACACTTATATTAATGTTTATTCACAAGATCATGGAAGATCTACTGGTAATGTTGTTAGATTTAGAGGACCTCCAGAAGTTGTAGTCCCGGGCACGCCTACGCGCGAGACCTCATTTGAATTAGTACCTTCATTTGATAATGTTACAGATATTTCAAATGCAAATGGTTTTACGATTACAGTTGGAAAAATTGATTCATCTGGTATTGTTGGAGATCCATTGAATTATTTTTATTTCTTAAGTACAAGTACAGCAACAACAGGAAATGTTTCTGGTGGTGGAGCACAATGTTCTGCAGGTCCAGTAACTTTACAAGCTTAATATGACATACGCAGAACTAGTTACAAAAATAAGAGATTACACAGAAGTAGATTCAAATGTATTTACAGCAACTATTGTCAATGGTTTTATTTTAGATGCTGAATGGAGAATTCAAAGAGATGTAGATTCTGACAATAATAGAAAATATGCAACAGCAACTATTATTGCAGGTCAACCTTATGTAAGTACACCCTTATTAACAGATCAGACTTTAATTATTAGAGAAGCTCAGATTCTATATCAAGGCACTTATTCTGTGGTAGAATATAGAGATACTGGCTTTATTAATGAATATAATAACAGCCAAGCACAGGGATTACCTAAGTATTTTAGTTATTGGGATGAACAAAACATAGTAGTAGCCCCAATTCCAGACTTGACATATACGATGCAATTAAATTATACCTTGAAGCCAGCAGGATTATCTGCTAATAATACGACAACATATTTAAGTCAGCAATTTCCCTCTGGTTTATTATATGCTTGCCTTGTTGAGGCGTATGGTTTTTTAAAGGGTCCGGCAGACATGATACAATTTTACGAACAAAAGTATCAAAGTATGCTACAAGGATTCTCTATTGAACAAATGGGAAGAAGAAGAAGAGATGAATATCAAGAAGGTTCACCTCAGATTCAAAAACAAGGATAATATAATTAGGAGTTAATATGGCTATAACACAAGCAGTTGCAAATTCGTTTAAAGGACAACTTTTACAAGGTGGACACAATTTTAATACCACTAATGGAAATATCTTTAAACTTTCTCTTTATACTTCTGCAGCAACTTTAGATTCTTCAACAACTGTTTACACTTCAACAAATGAAGTTGCAAATACTGGTCAGTATGTAACAGGTGGTGGAGTTTTAGCAAATGTATCACCAGTTGTTTCAAGTGGTGTAGCATTTATAGATTTTGCAGATATATCTTTTACAGGCGTTACTTTAACTGCAAGAGGTGCTTTGATTTACAATACATCAAACACAAATGCGGCGGTATGTGTATTAGATTTTGGAAGTGATAAAACAGCAACATCTGGAACTTTCACAATTCAGTTTCCAGCAGACACAACATCAGCGGCTATTCTAAGAATCGGCAACGCATAATAGGAGTAACCTATTATGGCGAATGGCTGGAATATTGGAAGTTGGGGAATAGGTGAATTTGGAACAGGTTTAGAAAATGTAAACTTTGTTCCTACTGGACAACAATTAAATATTTCTACAGGTTCTTTAAATGCAGTTGGAGAAGTTAATTCTGGCTGGGGAAGATTAACGTGGGGACAAAATTCTTGGGGCATTGATGGAATTAATGCTACTGCAACTGTAACTGGCCAACAATTAAATATTTCACAAGGAAACATTTCTCTTGCATTTGGTGTAGTGGTTGAACTTCAATCTTCAGTCCCTGCTGGATGGGGTATTGTAGATTGGGGAACAGATTCTTGGGGAGATAGTGAAGTTAATACTGCTTTAACTATCATAGAAGGGGATGTAGATCCTGGTCCAGATGCAAACGTAACTGGATTACAATTAAATTTATCATTAAATAATGTATCTATTACAGGGGATGCTTTCTTATCTTTAACAGGGCAACAAATAAATATATCTCAAGGAATAGTAGAAAGTTTACCAAATACAATATCAAGTGTTACAGGACAACAATTAAATGTTTCTGAAGGTATAGTAGATCCAAGTCCAGATGCCAATGTTACTGGTATTGGAATGACTGTTTCTTTAGCTGTTGGAACAGTTGTAGCTGGAGAAGCTAATGTATTTCCTACAGGACAACAGATAAATATAACTCAAGGAACAGCACAAGGTGTACCAAATACCATTGCAAGTGTCACTGGAATAGGCTTAAATATAGCAGTCGGAACAGTATTTGCTGGTGGTACTTCTATTATTCCTGTTACAGGAAATGGATTGACTATATCATTAAATAGTATAAATAGTCAGGTCTGGACTGAAATAAATACCGGAACTGATGCAACTTGGACAGAGATTGACACAGCCGCATAAATTAAATAATATAATAAAATAAGGAATTAAAATTATGGCATCAAGTTATTCTACAGATCTAAAACTAGAATTAATGGTAACTGGCGAAAACGCTGGTACATGGGGTGATATTACAAATACAAATTTAGTTATTCTTCAACAAGCAATTGCTGGGTATCAATCTGTTGCAGTTAATGCAACAACTGGTCTTACTCTTACATTTACAAATGCAGCAGTATCTGATGGTAAAAATGCTGTATTACAACTTACCGGAACACCTACTGCAAATATAAATGTAAATGTTCCAGATGGAATTGAAAAAACATACGTTGTTAATAATCAAATCACTCATGGAACAAATACAGTTACTTTTAAAACAACTTCAGGAACAGGAATTCAATTGGCGCAAGGAAATAGATATGTACTTTATGCAGATGGAACAAATGTATCTCTTGCAAACATGGAACAAGTATGGAGAGCTGTATCTACAACTGCAACTATTCAACCAGGTTCTGCAATACTTGCAAATACAGCGTCTGGATCATTTACAATTACATTACCCGCTTCTCCTGCAACTGGTGATATAGTATCTTTTGTTGATGCAGGTTATACTTTTGATACCAATCCTTTGACTGTTGGAAGAAATTCTAGTAATATAGCAAACACATCAACTAACTTAGTTGTAAATACTGAAGGTGCTGGATTTACTCTAGTGTATTCAGGTGATGCAACAGTAGGTTGGACTTATAGGGACAAATAATTATGGCAAATTACGAAGCAACAAGATACGATTTTGACGGAGCATTTTTAACAGGTATTGAAGGTGTCAATACTGGAATAGTTGTTCCTTGGGGTTCAGCTTCAATTCCATCTGGATTTTTATTGTGTGATGGTCAATCTGTTTCAACAACAACTTACGCTGCATTATTCGCAGTCATTGGTTATACATACGGTGGATCAGGTGCAAATTTTAACGTACCAGATTTAAGAGATAGAACAGTTGTAGGTGTAAGTGCAGCAAATTCAAAAGCTTTAGCACAAGGCATTGGTGCAAACACAGTTACACCAACTGGAAACATTTCAGGTAATACTGGTGCTACAACATTAACGACTCCACAAATACCTTCACATACTCATACTGTGGCATCATTTAATCCTGGTGGTGGAGGACAATTTGCTACGGGTATAAGCCCACCGGGAGCTGGTGAGTATAGAATAGCCAATACTTTTAGTATTAATAATACTGGAGGTGGCAGTTCTCACGACCATACTTTATCAGCTAACTTTTCAGGTTCTGCAAATTCAGTTTTACAACCTGGATTAGTATTAAATTATATTATTAAAACTTAAGGAAAATTTATGCATTTAACAGTTATACCCTCTGACAAACAAATTTATTTAGAAACATCTAACTCAGTTCACTTACCAACAAGTTGGCCAAATAGACGTTGTCATGTTATTGATAATGATCAAGAGTTTTGGAACTCTGTTGATTCAAGAATACTTGCAATTCAATATCATTCTGATGGATTAAAACAAATTGAATATAAAAATCCAAGAGAAGATGTTGTAATTACAAATGTATCTGACGTTCAAAAATATGTAGATAGATTTAATTTAACCGAACAAACTTATCAATCTCAAATTGTTTGGGATAACAACAATGTTAAAATAACATTAGCTGATGGATCCAAAAGAGCTGAAACTTCAGAAGAAAAGATCACAAGAATCGGACCAAGACCATAATATTTCAAATAAAATAACCTTCTTTAATAAAAATAGTTAAAGTAGTTCTCCAAATTTCTTCATCTACTAATGGTGAATGAAGTAGATTTGAATCAAACAATACGGCTCTGTTTTCTTTAAAACCTATATGCATATCTAAATTGTTGTTTGTATAAAATCCAAGTCCATGGTTTAATTTTGTACCACCTTCTATTTGTAAATAAAGGTTTATTTTACAAATTGCCTCATCTGTATGTGGTTTGTACATAGTTAATTTTCTCTTATCTATTCCACATTCTTTTGTTTTTATTATTTTATATTTAAATTTTTTTAAACATTGTTTTTTTAAACATTGTCCTAGTTCGCTATCAATTAAAAACGAATATCTAAATCCATAAGTATTAGCATCTATTTTTTCTTCTGATCTATCAAAATACCTTGGTGAATAATTTATGTTTTTTGATTTTGAAAATGCTTTTAAATCATTAAAATCTTTTTCATCTAAAAAATTATCTATAATGGTAATCATTTATAATTTATCCAAGAAGTAACTATATATTTTTCTCCACTTAATGGAGGATTGCCTCTATGTACATATGGAAATCCAGCTGGCCATATAACAATTCTACCTTTAACGGGTTTAACTCTTTGTGATTGATATAAAAATTCAGTCTCACCACCATCTTCAACGTCATTTAAATATATGGAATAGACAAGAACTCTTTTTGCCATATCCCTTTCTGCAGCATGTTCAACATGCCAAACATGATATCCTTGAGCCGGTATTGTTTTTTGAATTTTAACATGATCTGTTACAATGTCTTCTCCTGTATATTTTTTAATATTGGTTTCGGTGTAATAATGTCTTAATGCCATATCAAAATTGACCATTAATAATTTTAATTTATTAACATTAAATTCTTCATCCGTTAAAACCTCTCCTGTGCAAAATAATTGTTTATCACTTTTTAAATCTTGTGTGGCACCTTCTGTAGTAAATCTTGAAAATACCTTATTGAATTCTTGATATTTTTTGAATAACTCTATGGCCTGATCACAGGCTTCATCTGGAATATACCCATCGTAAATACCTATAAAGTCTTTAATACTACTTTTTCTCTCTTGCATCATTTATATCCTTAATTAATTTTTTTTCCAATCGGCTTGTTCTATTAAATTTGAAACTAAACAATATATTGTTTTAGTCTCTTCTTCAACTTTACCAACCCTTTTTAATATATTAGGTGAAAATATATAGTAATGACCTTTTTTAGAATAAAGTGTCATCTTTAAAATCAGCGTATTTACCATGTTGATCTACATAATGCATAAATAATTGAGCACATCCATCTCCTTCAAATGGTTTTCTACCGTGTTCTAATTCGCAACCTAAATATATTACAGCGTCTCCTTCTTGCATTTCAATCCAATTATTTTCCATATGTATCGGCCATGTTTCTGTTTGATGAATACATGCAGTTACACTTATCTCACAAGAAGGTCTATCTTTATGGTTTTTTAAAATAGATCCAAATTGATAATATCTCCAAAAAGCATATGTTTTAAATAATTTTAAACCAGTTTCTTCTTCCATTTTAGGAAGTTTTAACTCTAACATAGTGTTCATTAAAGCATCTTTGTACCATGAAGGAGAAAATGGAGACTGAGAATCGGTAATCCAATCTTCATCTAATTTATTTAAACAATATTTTTTTAATAATGTTAATTCTTCTTTAGAAAAGAAATTTTTTATTAATTTATATTTAAATTCTTTTATATTAGCCATGCTACTATACTGTATCTAGTTCCTTTGGTTATGGGTTCTATTCGATGTGGATATTGAAAATTACTTGGAAACATAATACATGTACCTGTTTTGCATTTAACTCTTTTCATCTCCGTATTATCTTGATTATAAAAAACAAAATCTCCACCTTCATAGTTATCATTTAAATTTAAAATAAAAGTAAAAGTTCGCTGTGTTCGATAACTGTGATCACAATGAATTTCATATTTTCCAGCTATTTCGTATTTTAATAAATCTATTTGATTTAAACTACTTGTTTCTATATATGGAAATTTAAATTTATAATGAGAATAATGTTGTTTGATTATTCTATCTATATGTTTAAAAAAAATTTTATCTGATATACTATCTTTTTTTAAAATGTATCCAAAAACATTTCTAATATTTTCCACATATCCACCCGCAGTAAGTAACTTATTGCACGCCTTTTTATCAATGTATTTTTTTATTAACTCAATAAAATCTTTATTAGTTAAATTATTTAATACTACTATTGCCTCTTCTAAATTCATATATTATGTTTCTTTAATTTATTTCTTATATCAGTAGCCGATATTTCTTGTATTTCTTTTGGTAATACAATTTCTTCAATCTTATAACCAACATCTCGACCATAACAAATATTTGTAATATTTGCAACTTTGATAACTTCAAAGTTACCTATATAATCTTGTAATTTTTCTTCAATACGTTTCTTTATATCTTCAAATTCAAAAGGATTACTATCTGACTTTGGCATGGTTCTAACCATGATTTGCACTTGTCCAGTTTTTTTTAATATTTCTTTAAATAAAGCTAAATGCCCATCGTGGAATGGTTGCCAACGTCCTAGCATTTGTGCTGTTGGTTTAGAGTAGTCCATGTATCTCCTTTATTATGTTATCGTAATTAAAATCTTTTATTTCAAAATCTAATTTTTTAGGTTTCTCAAATATTTTATTAGTATCTTCAAATCTTCCTTTATCAATTGTATTCATCCAAATCTTCATATCATAGAAAGATCTATAAGATTCAAATGGACAAACAAAGTCTATAACAACATGATTAACTACAAGATCACACATAGTCATCATACGATTCGCTTGTCGTTTACGACCATTCTCTGTAAAATCCCAATCTTCAAATAACTTTCTAATCTCATCAGCATTAAAGTGTGGTATCTTTTTATTCTCAACTAATTTTTTAGCAAATGTAGTTTTGCCAGATCCTGGTAATCCAAATATTAATATCTTCATGTTTTATAAAAGTAATCGTAAAACCATTTAAAATTTGTCTCTATATAATTAATAGATTCTTTATTTAAATTGTTTTTATTATCTATTTGTTTTTCAACTTTGTTAAAGTGTCTGACTTTACCATAGGGAATATGATCTAAAGGACAATCATAAGATATATTTATATTGTTTAAATTATGATTAAAATATTTTTCATTTAAAAAATTATATATTTTTTTTAATTCTAATTTAGGGTTTTTTATAAATTTTTCATAACATATAAAATGATAATTTTTAATATTTTTTTCTTCAATAATTCTATTGATACCTGTAAGTGGTATTTTTAAAAAATCTACATCAAAAAATTTAATAACTCTTTGTAATTGTTTATTATAAGGATGATATTGATAAAAATTATCAGAGAATGTTTTATTATAATCTATTTTATTTATGTAAATATTTTCTAAAGAATTAATAATAGATTTTAAGTCTTTAATAAAGACTATCATTTTACCTTCAAAAATATTTTCTAAATTTTCTAAGTTACCTAACCAGTCTCTATTATCATCTATGTAGACTGAAGCTTTTTTATTTAAACCTTGTGCCCAACCACTCAGTCCTTGATTCAGAAAAGTTTTTACACACTTTTCAAATGTTTCTACATTTCTATTTTTTACAGTTTCTTTTACGAATAAATCAGACTTAATATTATTTATAACATCAACAAATGGGGAATAGGGATATATAGCTATCTTGTTATTTTGCGATAAAATATTTTTTATCATATTTGAACCGCTTTTTGGAAGACCTCCACTAAAGAATAATTTCATAAATTCTGCGTTGTATAATAGCAAAAAGGCGTATATAAGTAAAGTTATGCCACTACAGAAGATACAATTTAAGCCAGGATTTAATAAACAACAAACTGCAACCGGAGCCGAAGGGCAATGGATTGATGGTGATAATATTAGATTTCGTTATGGTGAACCACAGAAGATAGGTGGCTTCCAGCAACTCGTTGCTAGCACCTTAGCAGGACCAGCGCGCGACCAGCATACTTGGACTGCATTAAATGGTAAAAAATATGCAGCAATAGGAACTTCAAAAATACTAGTTATTTACTATGAAGGTTCTTTTTTTGATATTACTCCGCTTGGAACAGCTTTAACATCTTGTACTTATACATCAACAACTGGATCAGCAACAGTTACAATTAATAAAACATCACACGGTTTAGAGGTTGGTGATTATATTATCTTTACAAGTGTCACAACTCCAGGAGCACCTACAACAAGTTATACATCAGCAGATTTTACAACCAATACTTTTGAAGTTAAAACAATTCCAACATCAGGAACTTTTACAGTTACAATGCCTTCTAATGAGACAGGCACTGGTGTTACTGCAGGTGGATCTTTAACAACAACTCCTTATATTGAAATAGGGCCTACGTTTCAAACTCCTGCATTTGGTTATGGTACAGGATATTGGGGTGGAACAATTCCAACTTCATTTACAACTTTATTAAATGGAGCATTAAATAATTCAGCCACAACAATTACAGTTGATTCAACTGCAGCATTTCCAACAACTGGGAGAATAGATATTGACACAGAACTAATTACTTACACAGGAAAAACTGCAACAGATTTTACAGGTTGTGTTAGAGGAGCAAACGGATCAACAGCTGCATCTCATTTAGATAATGCGATAGTGACTAATGCAACAAGCTGGGTTGATTGGGGAGAAGAATCAAATATAGCTGGAGTTACTCTTGCACCAGGTTCCTGGTCACTTGATAATTATGGACAGTTATTAGTTGCTACAGTTAAGAATGGAGCAACTTATACATGGGATCCATCTATACCAGGAGCATTACAAACAAGAGCTACAATAGTTTCTAATGCTCCAACAGCATCTATTATGAGCGTTGTATCAGATAGAGATAGACATTTATTCTTAATGGGAACGGAAACTGCAATTGGAGATCCATCAACACAAGATCCAATGTTTATAAGATTCTCAAATCAAGAAGATATTAATACTTGGAATCCAACGGTAACAAACACAGCTGGTACATTTAGACTAGATACGGGCAACGAGATTATAGGAGCTATACAAGGTAAAGATTACATCTTTGTTTTAACAGATCAGGCAGCATACACTATTCAATTTGTTGGTCCTCCATTTACATTCTCAATTAGACAAGTGGGTACAAATTGTGGATGTATTGGTCAACATGCTATGGTATTTGCACAAGGAGCAGTATTTTGGATGGGATTTGGTGGAGGATTCTTTGCATTTGATGGAACAGTAAAACAATTACCATCTTTAGTTGAAGACTTTGTATTTACAGATGTTGGAGATAATTTAGGAATTAACTATGATGCAAGTCAAATTACTTATGCATATCATAATAGTTTGTATAATGAAGTTGGTTGGAATTATGCAAAAGCAGGGTCAACTCAATTAGATAGAAATGTAGTTTATAATTTTGTTGAAAATACTTGGGCAGTTGGATCTTTAGCTAGAACAACTTATCAAGACTCTGTTACTTTTGATTTACCATATGCAACACAATATATAACAAATGGTACACCAACATTTCCAACTATTAATGGTGTAAGTAATCTATATGGTTCAACTAAATACTGGGCACAAGAAACGGGTGTTAATGAAGTAGATGCAAATGGTAATACAACAGCTATTGCTGCTTATATTAAATCTGGAGATTATGACATATCAGAACAAGGTTTAGGTGGAGATGGTCAGTTAATTATGCGTGTTAAAAGATTTATTCCGGACTTTAAAAGCTTAGAAGGC